CAGTTCTTAGACGGCGCAAAGCGCGAGGATTCTTTGAAATATCCTTTTTCAATTTTCTCTTAATTTCAAGGCAAAAATAATCGACCATTTTGTGATCAAAATCTTCACCCCCTAAACGAGTGTTCCCAGCGGTAGCCAATACTTCAAAAATTCCTTCGTCAATAGACAATAAGCTGGTATCGAATGTACCTCCACCAAGGTCAAAAATTAAAACAACTTTTTCCCCTTTATTCGAGTCTTTTTTGTCTAAACCGTATGCAATAGCTGCGGCAGTTGGTTCATTAATGATACGAAGTACGTCAAGTCCAGCAATCCTCCCCGCATCTTTGGTCGATTGACGCTGCGAATCGTTGAAATATGCTGGAACAGTAATAACTGCTTTAGTTACGTCATGACCCAAATATGCTTCGGCAGTATTTTTCATTTTGGTTAAAACCATTGAACTAATTTCTTCAGCACTAAAATGCTTGGTTTCTTCCTTATATTGTACTTCAATCATTGGTTTGTCAGAAGAGTCAGCAAATACTTTGAAAGGGAAATGCTTAATATCATCTTGTACTTCTTTGTCACTATATTTCCGACCAATCAATCTTTTTGCATCGAAAACAGTGTTATGGACGTTCATAGCAACCTGATTCTTGGCTGCGTCGCCTATAAGTCTTTCAGTTTCGTTAAATGCTACATACGATGGTGTTGTCCTATTGCCTTGATCGTTAGCAATAATTTCAACTCTGTCATTCTGATATACACCTACGCAACTATATGTTGTTCCTAAATCAATACCAATTGCTTCAACTGATGCCATAATTATTATTGATAATATGGCTTTATATGGCTTTATATAGGTTTATTTTGAATATTTGTTAATATATTTGTTAATATCAATTTTTTTGGATTTCAAACCTGCTAAAGTCATTGGTCTAAATTTACCATAAAAATTTCTGTCATGAACTCCAATAATAGACCAAGCAGTACCGGTATATCCTCCTGAACTGGAGCCATCCATTTCATATTTATCATTTAAATAATTTGCAATATTTAAAGCATTTTGTCGATTATTAGACCAATTTTCAATTTTTTTTGCCCAATACATTCTCATATATCCGTGTATGCGTCCAGTATTAACCAGTTGAAATTGGCATGCATTCCAAGCTAAATCATCAGTATTTCCAGATTCTATTTCTTTTAAACTATAAATTTGTTTTTTTTCTTTTTCTTTATTCATTAGTTTTTTTGCCCAATCCCATGCGGAGTTAACTGAAGTATAATCTTTATAAAAGCAATAATTTTCTGCTAATTCTCTTCTAATCCAAACTTCTTCTATATATTCTTCTATATTTTTTTTTAAACTTGAATTTTTGTTTTGCCTTAGTAAATATACCATTTTTTGAACACTTATTAAGCCATAGTTTATGTAAATAGACATATTTGATTGAGCATTTTCCATTGTTGGATCATTTCTGTATTTATAATTTTTCAGATTGTTTTTAATAAAGTCATTAAATCTTTTTTTTGCAAAAGAAGGACTTGCTTTTGTTTTAGTAGTAAATGAATCTTCTACATAATTTAAACTATCTAATTTGGGTAAAGATTTTGTTGATTTTATAGAAACTTGTTTGAAAGAATTATAATTCGGATAATTTGTTAAATACTTTTTTTCTTTTGACCATAACTTGTTTCTAATAGTTCTTGCCATATATTCTGCATTTGGAGAAGCATCCCATATTGGAACTATATTATGTGAATCTATTTGTATCATTTTTACATTTATATTGGTAGCTACATTTTTATCACAATTAATTGATGGAATTGTTGGTTTAAAATCAGTTAATACTAAAACAGATTGTTCAAAATCTATTTTTAATGCACTATTTGGACTTTCTCCAGTTCTATATTCTAATGGAATATTGTGCTTATTTATAGTTGATTCTAATTCTTTTAAAGATTTTAACAAAAAATCTAAATGTCTTTTAGAAGGATACAATATACAATATTTTGTTGGTAAATATTTTACATGTGATTTATCTGGTAAATTGTATTTTTCATATAATTTATTTGGTAAATAAAAGAAAACCTTAATTGGAACAGAATATATGTTCGATAATCTAATAGCTTCAGAAAAAGCCCAATTATCATCAAATCTAAAATCTCTTTTTAACCATAAACTAATAAATTTTCCATCTTTGTTCTCTTTTTTTGAGTTCAATAATCTTGTTCTATTAGTATCTTCCATATTAATATTATGAACTAATATGTTTTATTACTTTTGAAGCGCTATGTAATGCACCTTCAATCCATGCTTGTTTTTCTGAAAATCCTTCACCACATATATAAACATTGTGTACTGGATTTAAAATATTTTTTTGAATTTGTGATGAATCAAATCCTGGTTTCCAATGATGACATCCAATTGTCCATAAATGAGCTTTAAAATAGTCTGGTTCTTCTATATTATGATTTGGAAATACTTTTTTAATATTTTCAGCAATAATTTGTTTCAATATTTTTTCAGATTTTAGTTGATATTTATTTTTCATAAATGGTTTTGTATCTTCTCCGTCTGTATAAGATATCATAATTAGTCCAGTTTTCTTGTTAATAGGTATTATTTGTCTAAGCAAATTATTAGTAGTTGTTCTGTTAATATTTTTGAACCATATATTTTTGTAAATAGCATATATTCTAATAAGAGGCGCATTATATACCGATTTGGTATATTTATGAACTGATTTTATTAAAGGGAATTGTGTCAATTGATGCGGTTTTATAGCAAAAACTACTTTTTCTCCTTTTATAGTATTGCTTCTGTTTTTTCTACTAATTACAAAAGAATTATTGATTTTTTTTATTGAATCAACGTAGCTGTTCAAATATACTTTCGAACCATTATCTTTAATAGTTTTCATCATATTTTCACATAAACTACTTAATCCTTCCATTAAAAAATAGTATTGAATATTCCCAAAATCGTTTTTAAAAGTATTATAAGCATCTAAAGCATTCATTTCTTTTATTTCAGAATAATATCCAAAAATATTGACAATATGATCTGCTTTTTCTTTTGAACCAAGAACATTAACTAAATGTTGAAAAAATGTTATTTTACTAAGATTTTCTGTAGTTTTAGTTTTTTTGATTACTTGATTTAAGATTTTTTGAAATTCTATATTTGAATTGTATGTTGTTTTATTTGGTTTGTTTTCAAAACATTCAACATAGTCTATTTCTTTGGGAATGGATATTTTAGTCAATTTATAATTATCTATTAATTCTAATAATAGTTTGTGGCTATTATTAAATCGAGCAGCTCCAACTTCATAACCTTTTGGATGAGTATAAATTCTACCTCCAATATAATTTCTATCATCAAATAAAGCTACTTTTTTGTGTTTCGATAATTTATAAGCAGTATACAAACCAGATATACCACCCCCTATTATAACTATTTCATATGGCTTCTTATATTTTAAACTTAATGGTTTTCTAATACTTTTATAATATGGTACATTTGTTTTCATTATAATTACAAAAACAAAAAAATGATTACATATTCTTGAAATACAATAAGCAAAATAAAACAAAAAAAATTTAGTACTATATAAATTTAGTGTAATATTAAAAATGAACAAACTTATGGCTATAGATAACTTGGTTAAGGGTAAAGTTATTAAGAGACCATCGGCAAGTTGTAAAACACCGTATGTAGCAGATGTCGAATTAGAAGATGGTACTATTGTGTTAGCACATACAACATCTCTTGGTTGTGGAGGATTGGTAAATGCTGGATCAAATGTATTGATGACAAAGGTTAATAAAGTCAAGAATGTATGTAAATACAAGGTAATTTTATCAGTAGTTGAAGAAAGAGGCAATATTCAATATATTGGAACAGATACATCATTGCCCGAACTAATTGTTAAATCATGTTTAGAAAATAATTTGATTAAGTCGTTGAATTCTATAAAGTCATTGAAAAGTCAAACAACTTTCATGAATTCACGTTTTGATTTTGCAGGAATTGACGAAAATGACAATGAGTTTATATTAGAAGTAAAACATACACCAAAGGCCGATTATGTAGATTGTCTTGAAAAAGATAGAAAAAAGATGGATTTATCAAAATATGAATATAATAACAAAATTTCATATTTTCCAGATGGATATCGAAAAAAGGTGAAAGATACGATTAGTCCAAGAGCTTTAAAACATATTAACGAACTTTCTGAAATCAAGAAAAATAGTAACAAAAGGACTATAATATGCTACGTAATTCAAAGAACAGATGTTTCATCTTTTCAGCCAAGTAATATTGATCCTATATACAAAGAAGCTGTTGTCAATGCAGTTAAAAATGGAGTACAAATATTGCCACTTGTAATTAAATGGACAAAAGATGGAGAATGTTATTTTGTTAAAGACGATTTAAAAGTAAATATTTCTATTTGAAATAATGGATACTTTTTTATTACATCTTTAAACATTTAAAATTCTGATTATCAAATATACATAACAATAAATAAAAATGAGAATGTTATTTTGTTAGAGATGATTTAAAAGTAAATATTTCTATTTGAGATAATGAATACTTTTTTAAGAACTTTTGGTTCTAAAAAATTTGGTTATCATCAAATATACATAACAATAAATAAAAATCGACAAATGATTAAAACAATTCAATCTTTACAAACATTATTATACAATCAAAAAACAATTTATTATACACCAAAGCAAATCGGAGCATGTGTAACACTAATTGCGTTAGGAACTGTCACATCATGTAACGAAGATCACATAAGTGCTCAAGAATTAAACTGGTCTAATCATGGTGCTTTGTCCGCATTCGATTCCAAATCTATTCGTAGAGGATATCAGGTTTACAAAGAAGTTTGTGCATCGTGTCACTCAGTCGAAAGATTAGCTTTCAGAAATTTAGTGGAATACGGAGCTTGGTCAGAACAGGAAGTAAAAGCAATGGCAGAAGAAGTTGAGATTGTAGACGGTCCAAATGAGGATGGAGAAATGTTCGAGCGTTGTGGAAAATTATCCGACTATATGCCAGGACCTTATGCAAACGAAGAAGCTGCCCGAGCTGCTAATAATGGAGCATTGCCACCAGATCTTTCTTTAATAGTAAAGGCGAGACATGGTGGTACAGACTATATCTTCTCTTTACTTACAGGATATTGTGAAACTCCTTCCGGAAAGGCTCTTCTTCCAGGATTGTATTATAATCCATATTTCGCAGGAGGTGCAATCGGTATGCCAGCACCATTAATGGATGAACAAGTAGAATATCCTGACGGAACTCCTGCAACAGTAACTCAAATGGCAAAAGATGTTGCATTATTTTTGGCATGGGTTGCAGAACCCGAACATGATGAACGCAAAAAAGGAGGCTTTAGATGGATAATGGCAATAACTATTGCGACTTTAATTGCTGGTTATACAAAGCGCTTTAAATGGGCAAGTCTAAAAGCTCGAAAGATTACTTATTCAAAATTTTGAATAGTTATTAAATCTTTTTTTCTTTTGGTAAAAGACTTCTTTTTGGATATCTTGTTTTTCTTTAGTTTTTTATCTTTTTTCAATGTTTTTACTGGTTTTATAAAGTATACAAATTTTACATTATACTTTTTTGTAATCTCTGAATCCACCTTTCTTGTATTGCCACCCATAATATAGCTATATACTCGAGCATATGCCCATGATTCTGGTGTTTGATTCGGTCTAGAACCACCATTATAATAAGCGGCCATTCCTTTTTTAAAAACCTCTTCTAAAGCTTTAACCGGTATATTGGTAACTTTTGATATGTTTTTTAAGTTGCGTCCACCTTTTATTTGTTCTATTTCTTTACCATAAACAGAATTAAAGGTTTTAGTCCAATTCGATTTTTTACTAATAAACGAAGTTTTTGGTCGAGCAGTACCTTCAAAAATAGATTCTATTTGAGCTTCTCTTTCTTTACCTTTAAGACCTTCTAAATATCTATCCGGTAAATTTTTAGTTAATCCTTTATAAGTTACTAATACCATATTAATATAAAATAACTTATAAAAACCAAAATAGTATAATATATAATGGTTTTACGTGTTGGTAAAACATTATTCAAAATATATAGAAAATCAGCCAACAAATCGGCCAAAATGGTTGATTATGTATTTCCAAAAAATATATGTGGTCCAATGGTTTTAGATGGTTTAATTCATATTAAAAACAACATTGATAATAGTTTAAGCTTTCGTAGAAGTTGTAGAGAAGGCATTTGTGGTTCATGTGCAATGAATATTAATGGTACAAATAGTCTTGCTTGTTTAACACCAATTAGTGATAAAATAATAGTGTATCCATTACCACATATGCAAATAATTAAAGATTTAATACCAGATATGAAAACTTTTTACAAACAATATAAAGAAATAAAACCATGGTTACATAGTTCAAAAGAATTAGGAACATCTGAAAATTATCAATCTATCGAGGATAGAAAAAAATTAGATGGTATGTATGAATGTATTCTTTGTGCTTGTTGTAGTACCAGTTGTCCGAGTTATTGGTGGAATAGTGAAAATGGTTATTTAGGTCCAGCTGTTTTAATGCAAGCATTTCGTTGGATTTCTGATTCAAGAGATGAAAATACTATAGAAAGACTAGAACATCTGAATGATGCTATTAAATTATATAGGTGTAAAACAATCATGAATTGTTCAAATACTTGTCCAAAAGGTTTAAATCCTGGAAAGGCGGTTGGATTATTAAAAAAACAAATACATATACAATTACATTAAATGAATGAAAATAAAATTTGGTATTGTTATCTTTTAGTTGGATTTGGAGAAAAGCATACTTATATTGGTTCTACAATAAACATAAATAGACGATTACGTCAACATAATGGTGAATTATGTGGTGGTGCTAAGAAAACTTGTGCACATAGACCATGGAAGTTACTTGCTTATGTTGAAGTTGGTGAAAAAATACCTGCTTTACAATTAGAATGGCATATGAAAAGGGCAAGAGGAATAAAAAATAGATTAAAAAAGTTTGTAGAACTTAGTGAACAAAGAGGATTAATTGTAAAAATAAATGAATTTTAATTAAAAATATTGGATAATTTAGTCAAATTCATTTAAACGTTTTAGTTTTTCTAAACGTTTTTCAATTTTTTGACCAATTTCAGATTCATCTAAATGAATATCCTCAAATATTATATCAGAGCTAGAATGATGTAATAAATCTGCAAATAATATTGTATCTTTTCTTAAGAAATTTTTGTTTTTAACTTTTACAGTTAAATAATATGATGAAGAGGCTGGATCAATTTGAGCTGTTGAAGCTGCTAAACATTCTGGTATTATAAGGTTTTCTTTATTTTTTGGTATTTTTTCTTTTGAAGAATAATTTAATATTCTAGGGTCTTTTGCAACCCTTTTAATTAAGTTATATTTATACAATGCTGGTTCTATACTTATTGTTTGAGGAATTGGATCTGTTTTTGATACATCTATCGTAACACTATTTCCAAATAATCCAATTCCACAACCATTTATATTTGTGGCAATTGTTTTTACAGTTATTTCCAGTTCATAACTTGAAAAATTTGCAAAAATTACATTTGTTAAAGTGGAATTTTTAATTTTTTTAAATTTTCTTCTCTTTAATAAAGTACAAGTTCCTAAATGTGTAAGAAGAGAATTTTTAAAAAAACAAGGCATATATTTATTTCTCATTCTGTTTCTTTTATAAGAATGATAATAATCTTTCAAAAAAGCATATAATGTTGGATCAATAGGTCTATACCATTGTTTATAATCACAAATCTTATTACTTCTATTTTTCAAACATTCCTGTAAATCATCTGAAATATTTGATTCATCGGATAATTCACATATATTGGAACTATGTTCCATTATTATTTTTAAACAATTTAAGTATTTTAATTTATCTTTTAGATTCAATAGGATAATATAAAATACTACTTTGTTTTTTTAAAGGTGGTACAAATAAAATTCGATTAACTTTGTAAGGTAAATTAGACAATCTTTGTTCAAGTAAATTTAAATGTTCATATGGAGTACTAATTTGTAATCTAAATGGAAATTGATTCAAATTTTCTTTTAAACAATCTTTCATAAATTCACCAAGATATTGTAAACGCTCTATTAAATTTTTATCACTAACCTTGCGTCCTTTGAACCATCGAATGTCTGTCATAAGAATTACGAATCTTTTATCTGATGCATAAACACGAGTTGCTTCAATAAAAGTTTCAGAATATATTTCGTTGTCAATAATATTTGGTGATAACAATAAAATCTTTGGTTGAGTATAACCGGCACCCAATTGCCTACATATAAGAAAACACCTGTTCACATTCTTATATTTTGTAAAATACAAGAAAATCTCAAGATCATCTGGTACAGCCATTGCATAATATCCATTTTTTAGAACAGAAATATTGTTATTACTTAATAATTTCATTAGTCTTGTTTTTTCTGGTAACTGAATTTGAGTATTAATATGGAGATGTTCTAAAATTTCTTTTTTATCTTCTGGAGAAGATAAATGTAATATGTGTGAGCCACCAAATAGTTTAGAAGAGGTCTTCATGTCATTACTATTAATATACAAGTTGTGCTTAATCTGTTTTTTTCATAAACTATTAGTAATGGATTATACAAAAAACAGTGAAATAATATATACCAAAAATGGAAAATTGGCAAAAATAGTTGATATTCATTATGATGATAAAACCCCTTATTATACTATAAATATAGTTGATGAAAATAGAGAAGTTCAAACAATAAAGAAATATTTGAAGAAAATTAGTTCAAGAAAAACAAGAAAAAGAACTAAAAAAAAGATTTTGACTAAAAAACTGTGTAACAAAAAATTTAATTATTGAGTGAAACAAGTCTTGTGTCATATTCAATTTTTACTTCGGTATTTCCGAATTTAACAATGCGAGGTTCTTTGAGTTTAATGCGTTTTGCTACGTATTTGTAAATCTTTTCATCACCATTTCTGGTAGTTTCTTTTAAAGTAACCTCTAAAGTACACTGACCTTTAATTGATTTTGAGCGGCAAGCAGCATTAAATGCTTTACTTGCTGCGGCCCGAGGGCTCTTAGAAAGGAACCGACCTCCTTCACCAGTGGTTTTTTTAGTGGAACCAGATTTATTTTTTTGACCGGGTTTGCGGATCTCGACAACTGTGAAACTACGTTTTCCGTCTTCCATTTGTATAATATATGATAACAAAAAAAAATATACATATAACTTAATTTATGATACGCATAAAAGATTTGGAACAAAGTTTTATAGGTGCATTTGGTGCTATGGGTGGGATTATTTTGTTTATGATTTTTATATCTTTATATACAATTATAATTGCTGGTAGTGGATATTATATTTTAAAAAAGTATAATAAAAAGGATGAAAAAGGAGAAGAAACCCCATTGCTTAAAGAATTATCAAACTATCAATATATTGGTATAATATTAATACTTTTTGGTACAGCTCCATTTTTACATCACCTATTTTCTTCAGTATTTTTTGGATTTGGTTTACAAGCGGGTGAACAAATATATGAAAATATAATGGAATAGATTTGTGCGATTATAATTTTAATTCTTTATGTTTTCTATTAATAAATGCAAAAAACTAATTTCAAATGCATAGTAAAATTAAGTATTACTAATGGATTTGGTAGCGATGTATTGAAACAAATTCGTGAGGTGAATATTTCACGTATTATTCAAGAAGAACTAGAAGGAGAAGGAACTGTTACTGAACAAGAAGTACAATGGGATGAAGGTCGAATTTGGCATGATTTATACTTAACATATGATATTGAATTAAATGGCTATAGACTAATCAAAAAAAAACGGAATAAAATAGTTGCTAAGCTATTAAGATATAGTGGATTACAAAATTCAATTATAAAGGATAATATATCTGAAAATATAAAAAAAGGGTTCTTAGAGAAATTAGAAGGAAATAGTTTGTTATCAAATTGGTTCAAGGGTCGTTTTGTAAAGTTCGAATATTGTAAGATTAGTAACTAAATTTCCAGTTTGATTAATTATTCATTTTCTTCATTAATTACTTGTAAACGAGCGGCAATACCCATTGTTTGTAATTCATGTAGAAACAATTTTGTAGCGTATGGGATTCTATGTTCAGAAATAGTACCTTTATTGTCATTCTTTTTGTCGGTAAAAGACTTTACAATATTGTTTTTCTTATTTACAGAGCACATCATACCTTCTGAATTTGTAAATACTGTAAAATTATCCGACAATTCCATGAATTTTTCTTTTTGAAATTGAGATACACCGTGCGATAATAAACAATCGCGTTCCATTTCTCCCATGCGCAAACCTCCATCACGAGAACGACCTTCTGACGGTTGTCGTGTCATTTGAACCATGGGTCCTGTAGAACGTGCGTGAAATTTATCATCCACCATATGCTTCAATCTTTGATAAAATGTTGGTCCCATAAATATTTTTGTGGTCAATTTTTTACCAGTTTCACCACTATACAATTGAGTTTCTCCATATTTATCGTATCCGCTTTTTTCAAGACGATTTGCGATTTTATCAACAGATATATTAGTAAATGGTGTACCATCTCCATGCATTGCTTTGTCAACACATTCAATTCCTAACAATGATTCTAAAAGTTGACCAAATGTCATTCTACTTGGAAAAGCGTGTGGATTCATAATAATATCTGGTGTAATACCATCTTTTGAATATGGCATATCTTCTGCTTTATAAATCATTCCAATAGTACCTTTTTGGCCACAAGTAGAACTAAACTTATCACCAATACCTGGTCTACGTTCAGAACGGATTTTTGCTTTACAGAATAAATATCCATCACTATTTCTTGATACGTATTTTGTATCAACTATACCATCTTCATTATTTCTAATATAAGTAGAATTATCCCTAAATTCTTTGTCGAAGACTGTAGAAGTCTGCTTTTTTCTATTACACATAGGGACTACTTTTCCGACAATTGCATCACCCCCTTTTACATGTTTTCCTTCAATTGGAAAACCGTCATCACTCAATGCATCATAACTACAATGTCTTAACTGTAAAGTATTATTGGGATTTGGTTTTGCAAATTGTTCTTCTTCTCCGGTAGATTGATTCTTTCTTTCTTCTACATGATATGTTCTGAAGAAACTTGAACGGAATAATCCTCTATCAATAGAAGATTTGTTAAACATTAGAGAATCTTCTTGATTATATCCCTTATCACTACTTACTGCAATAATTACAGTAGAACCATTCGGAATCCGTCTCATGTTCATATGTTTAGAATTATGTGTCATTACAAGTGGTTGGGTTGGATACCACAATGTATTAGAAACCATGTCCATTCTATATCTAAAATTAGTGGCATAAATACCCATTGCTTGTTTTCCCATTGCTGATTGATAAGTATTTCTAGGAGATTGATTATGATTTGAAAATACAATATTTGAAGCTAATATACCAAGAAGAAGACTTGGATCAATTTCACAATGAGTATATCTTGGATTTTTGTGAACATTATTTGGATGTTCACATAACATCGAGCAACCACTTTCTTGAACATCTAAATATTCAATTGCTGGTGGAAAATCTTTAGTACCAACAATTAGTTCATTCCAAGAATGTCTATTTTCTGAAATGAATTTAATATGTCTTTCATCAAACACAAGTTGACCGTTTTTTACAATAAATACAGGCCTTACTAATCTACCACCACTTGTATAAATGTGTAATTCAGATTCTTGATAAGATGGTACAATGCCTGTGTGAGTATGAATTATACCAGATCGTCTCAAATTGATTAAATGTTTTGATAATTTGACCATATTATCTACAACACCAATAACAGAACCATTAATATAAACAGCCGATCCGTATATATTTGATTCGATTGATTTAAATGATTCAAATTCACGAATACATTTTTCAACTTGTGAAATTGATACATCCATTGTAATGTTACAAGATAATGCCATGTTTTTTACAATACCAATTGAAGTACCTTCAGGAGTTTCAGCTGGACATATATAGCCATAAGTACTTGGATGCAGTTTTCTTGGTTTTGTCATTTTTGTAGTTTTATCAATAGGTGTATTAATACGTCTTAGATGAGATAAAGTACCTAAATATGAAAGTCTTTGTAATACTTGAGCAACGCCAATCTTGATTGTTGTATTTTTAACTCCCCAATTACCAGTTGCAAGAGAATATTTCATATTTGTTTCAATAATATTTGATTTAAGAATCTTATAAATATTATTGTTTGTAATAATATTGTGAAAATTATTAGTTAATTTCCAAGCTCCACCATTAATTTCCCTATTCAAAATACAAGTAGCATCTTTAATTAATCTTGTAAATGACTGTCTAAACAAATTACCCAACATAATACCGGGTGTGTCAACTCTTTTATTTACAAAACTATCTCTGTCATCTTCATCATACCTTTTTGTGTAATATAACAATAACTTTTTAACCATCATTCCTAAATAATATGCTTTTTGAACTGAATTATCACCCAAATGCGGTAAGAAATCATGGATTAAAGCATGTCTTACATGTTTAATACGCATATCTGGAGATACTGGCAAACCTTGACGAATACGCATAGGTACTGGTAAATATTTTGCAATATATTCTAATGCCATTGGTTGCGTAATTCCTTCAGCTTCTTCAATTGATGCTCTTAACATTCCAATCAAATTTTCACGAATGGATGAATCTTTAAATCCAAATACATAATCACACGCAAGTCTATCACTTTCAATACCAAGTGACTTGAAAATAATCATTAATGGGATTTCCTTACGACATCCTTGGAAGTGTACGTACAAACAGAATCCTGCTGCATTTGCTTTACTTGCTATTTTCAAAACCGCTGGCTTTGCAGGCATAAACCCTTCTTGTGGAACTGATTTTACTTCAACACAATGAGAAAATCTTGTTCCAGATACTGTACTTACTGGAAAGCAAAATGCTTTGTTTTCTGCTTGTCTTTCTTGTGAAATAATTACTTTTTCAGAGCCAGTAACAATGAAATATCCTCCTGGATCTACTTGACAATTTCTTTTTGTAATTTCACTATTATCACCATTACAATAACGAGACTTTACCATAATCGGAATTTTTCCAACAAGAATCTTATCAAATTGTTTTGTCTTTACTTCAACGTCTTCTAATTTTTTACCAGTTCTAAGCGTAGTTTCTACAATAACATCTACATGGAGATTTGAACTATATGACATACTTCTTAAACGTGCTATTTCTGGAGACATTTGAACCATAGAACCATCATTTTCATAAATCATTGGAGAATGAAATGCTACATCACCAAAAGATATTTTGATTTCTTGTTCATGTTTTTCAAATTCTTCATTGTAAGTTCCATAAATAATAACCGGATTGTATTGCTGAACTATATCTTTTATTAATACTTGAAGAAAATGATTAAAAGAATCTAATTGATGTTTTGCTAACATTGATTTTTCACTTCTAAACATAGAATCAATAACACTTCTTAAATGCTTTGAATGAACCATTTTAATATCTCCTTTATGACTCATAAATAGTAACTATTAATCATTTTTTAAGCTTTTTTATTTTTTTTTATTAAAATTTTTAACTAAGTATAAGCAAAAGTTATTAACATATAGCATGGCTGCCCTTGCTGATAACCAACCAACATTTGTAGATGTCGATGAAAAACTTTCTGCTATTAAAACACTTTTGGCTGAATTAACAAGTGTTTTGAAAGTAATTGAAAAGACTTCTCCCAGAAAGCGTCCTAAAACTAAGAAAGTTGAAAAACCCCGTCCTATTTCTAAAGAACTTGCTAAATTTATGAAGCTAAGTGATGCATCTTCGAGTCGTGAAGGTGTACTTCGAGCTATTTCGAAACATGTTCATGATAAGAAACTACAAGACGTAAATAATAAGCGCGAATTCTTAGTTGATAAACCCCTGTCCCAATTGTTAAAATTAAAATCCGGTACACGTCTTACATTTTTGGCAATCAATAAACACATTTCGCATCTTTTTTTAGACACAAAAAAATAAATAAATTAGAATTATAATGAACCCAAGATTGTTTGGATGTTGTACAAGTCTTGTTGATGATATACTAGTTATTGGTACACCATCAATAAGTAAGAAAGGTAGCTTACATACTTATAAACTAAGTGATAGAAATGTTGAAGAAATTGGAGAGCCCCTCCTTGCTTATGATGGTCATTGTGACGATGGATTTGGTATATCATGTAAACTATTTTCAAATTCACAAACTGAACTGCTTCTTATAGTTGGAGCTCATCGTAAAACTGATATGTCTATTTCAACCGGAGCTGCTTATATATATAAATCATATGATTTTGGAAAAAAATGGGAATATGTTGATATATTAAATCCAGTATCAAAAATACACAAAAGTTTTTTTGGATGTTCTGTAGATATTAATAAAACTACTGCAATTGTAGGCGCATATGGTGATAATACTGAAGGTTGGAGAGTTGGTTCTGTTAGTATATTCAATAACAATGAAAAATTAAAGAAATGGGATTGTGTAAAAACATTGGTTCCAAATTCATTTTCTGTAAATAATTATGCTCCATATATGAATAATTCATGTTATTATTTTGGTTTTTCGGTTGCTTTGAGTGAAAAATTTATAGTTGTTGGTGCTCCTTCTGAAAGAAAATCTGGTTCTACTTATTTATTTCATACTAAAGATACATGGGATTCAAATAATATTGTTTCTCATAAAATTAATGGTGTTAACAACTTTGGATTTTCAATTTCTATATTTGGTGAAAAAATTGTTGTAGGATCGCCAGGTCAAGATGGTATTCCAGGTAAAACATTTATTTACAATATATCCAACTTTTTTGATGCTTCTATTGGATTTTTACCAACTTCAAATCATCATAATAATTGTGAAACACTTGTTACTAAATCAAAGTCATCAAAAGCTTTGTTTGGTAGAGATGTTTCAATTTATAATAATTTACTTCTTGTTTCGGGTTTTGGCAAAAATGAAAATGAATTTGTTGGTAGTGCCTTTTTATACATAAGAAATAATGAAAATGAAACAGATTCAGAACCTGTAGCATGTTTAAGAGATGATGAAGCTTCTCAATTATTTGGACATAGTGTTTGTTTAAACGATCAATTTGTAGTTATTGGAGATCCATCTGCAAACAATGTACACATTTATAACATTAGCAATATAATGAATGGAAATTCTCAAAGATGGTCAAATTCAAGTCATATTATTAAAGCACCACAAGAATATTTACTAGAAATCAATTAATTTTATAAATATAATGAAAAGTGTGTTTTATAGGTAATTACATAAAAATTAGAAACAATTAAAAACAATTATGTCAGATTCAAAAAATTGGAGATCAATTAGAAGTTATGGAATAATATTAGTTCGATTTATTCATAACTATCCCGAATATCTTATGGTATGTAGAAAATCAACATACTGTTATGTGGATTTCTTATTGGGTAAATATAATGATAAAAATACTGAATATATAAAATTTATGGTTAAAAATATGACATATGGTGAACGTTTATCAATAACTACTAAAACTTATGAAGAATTGTGGAAAGAATTATATTCTAATAGTCGACAACCACAAGGTGCTTTTTATGACTATGTATCAAATAAATTTCATAAAACAAGAGATATTTTTATAGTACTTAATTCTACAGTTCCATGTACATATAAACATCCTGAATGGGGATTTCCTAAAGGTAGGCCAAATCAAAATGAAGATCCATTTGATTGTGCCAGTCGTGAATTATATGAAGAAACACGAATTAATAAATATTCATATGATATTGTACCAAGTATATTACCATTTGAAGAAAGATATGTCGGTACTAATGGTATTGGATACAGAAATGTATTTTTTATTGGTAAAGCTAAATCTAATTGTGTAGCTTATTTAGATAAAAAAAATACTGCTCAAATTCGTGAAATTGGATATATTAAATGGTTTCCTTATGAAATTGCTATTCGCCAGTTTAGGGATCATGAAGAATCAAAACGTTGTGTACTTGAACATGTTAATCAAGCTATTATAAGTGATTATAATAAGGTAACTAATTCTACTTTTTATTAGTTTATTTTTCTACATTGATTTTACAAGATACTCCCATTGAACGAATTTCTTGTAACAACAATTTAAATGCATATGGTATTCTAACTATTCTTATTTTTCCATTATGTTTTATGTTTCTATCCGGATTATGAGCCACTATTTCTCCACTATTTTCATCTATAGCCATTTCATAAGAATCTGATTTATCCCAAAATATTTCCTTTGCAAATTGACTCATACCATGCGATAATAATGCATCACATTCCATAGTTCCTATTTTTAAACCACCACCACGAGCTCTACCACCTAATGGCTGTTTTGTTATTGCATCTTTAGGACCATATTGCCCTCTTGCATATATTTTATCAGAAACCATTTGTTTTAGACGTTGATAAAATATAGGACCAATACATGCTTCATTACACACCAATTTTCCAGATAATCCAGAATATAATTTATATTCTGAATTTGGATCACTATTTAAATTTTTTAAAACTTTCATTAAATTTTCATGAGGATAAGAAGAACCATTAAAATTTGGTACTTCAACTAATTTTCCAGATATTAATCCTATATTTCCTGTTAACATTTCCAAAAAATATGCTATCGTCATACGAGAAGGAAAAGAATGAGGATTAAATATTATATCAGGCACTATACCTTCTTTAGTATAAGGCATATTTTCTTTAGGCACTATTATACCAAGAACCGCTTTTTGAGCAGCTCTTGAAGCAAATTTATCACCTACAATAGGAAAACGCACTTCCCTTGTCAATACTTTTGCTATTCTTGGATATGTTTTTGATAAATGAACCCTTTCTACTATTTCACCTTCATGCACATTTTTGGCTATTACACTATTATCAATCCAATTTCCTTGAGCGTCTATCATATATGCACCTATTAATACAGTATTCTCATTTATAGGCACATTTGGTCTTATTATACCATTATTATCCAACAAACTATAATCCCAGTTTGAATTCATTTTAATTATTTCTTTTGATGCCATTTTGGGATTTACTATATTTATATTCCCAACATTCCCATTTCTCATTTTTTGAGAACTAGTTTCTTCCCTTAATGAATGGGTAGTATAATAACTTGAACAAAAAAGACCATTTTCAATTGCCGATTTATTTATTATAATTGCATCTTCTTGATTATAACCAGAACATGCCGCTATAGCCACTATAATATTTATTCCATATGGTGCTTTATTTTCATTCAATTTCTCTACAACACCAGTATGAACTAAAGGACATTGACCATAATGTAATAATGAAGCTTTTTGATCCATTCTTGATTTGAAATTTGAAGCATATACAGATACTGCCGCTCTCGATTGCTGAGTTGCATACAAATTTCTTGCTATAGGATTATGCTCTATAAATGGTAAAGTTAATGCAGTTAAACCCAAAGATGCTGTTTTGACAATTTCGTAATGACTTGCTTTTAATTCTTCTTCATATCCTATCAAAATTGTATCCGCTTCACTTGGATCAATATATTCACAACCTTTTTCTACAAGTTTTTCTGGTTCACAACCCAAAAGCTCTATATTCTTTAAATTTTTTGTTTTTCTCAATTTTAAAGGTCGCATCATTCTTCCCGAGGTTGTTAAAATACGTATTTCAGAATCTCTTATTATCCATGATATTGAAAACGACCAATGTATATGTTTATCATTTAAATCCATACGCTTTTTCTTAAAATTTTCCACAAATTTTTTGGGGTTTGAATGATTTCCAATTAAATCACCATTCACAAATATCATATGCGAATAATCTTGTAAAACATTATTCGTTTTGAAACCAATTGTAAATAAATCATCATCTTTTATCCAATTTATCAGTTTTTCTGAATCATATTCTACACTAATTGTACAAGTTTGACATAAATGTTTGTGTGTACCAATAGAAGCACCATCCGGTGTTTCAACTGGACAATAATAACCCCATTGAGAATTATGTAATCTTCTTTGCTCCATAGTGTTTGGACCATCCGGCAAGTTTAAATGTACTCTCCTTAAATGAGACATGGCTTCCATAAAAGAATGTCTTAAATAACCTTGTAAAACACCCTCATTTCTTTTTGATGACGGATTTTTACCCCATCTTCCCATAAAAGAATTATCTATATTACGTTGAAATTCAGAACTGTTCAATATACTATTATAAGCTTCACTTATATCTTTCAATATACTTTTTGCAGATATTTCAGTTTTTTTGTCTAATTCTATCAATTTATCCGTTTGATTTTTTATATTTTTTAAATATTCTTCATAAAAATCTCTAAACATATCATTCATCATTTCACCTGGTAATCTTACTCTTTTATAAACTAAACTATCACGATCTGTAACTTCTCTTAATCCTATTTGAGTTGTCAATAAATGTTTTACCATATAACCCAAATATATTGCTTTATTTTTCAATGCAACCATATAATCATCTACATCTGTACCAACATGAGGCAACAATCTATTGTTCAAAATATATAATAAATTACCTTTCCACTTAATTGCATTTTTATTCGATTTATCAGCTTGTACTTTTGTTAATATTGATAAACATCTTAATGCTATTTCCTGCGTATATATTTGATTTACTTCATTTATACTTGGTATTAAAGCTTCACCCAATACTTTTGATAAATTGGAAGATAAATTTTTTCCACATATTGATTCAATTATTTCTTTTTCACTTTCCAATCCTAAAGCTCTAAACAATATTATTATTGGTATTGAACCTTTTATATAAGGTATAGTTGCAAATATTGTTTTCGTTTTTTTATCGTATATTACACTAAATCTTTCAACAGCATTTGAACCATATCTACTATCAACTGAAGCTATCAAATTTTCACTTACACTTTCAATACGTGTATATATAATATTTGTTGCAGAATCTTCTTGCGATAATATTACTTTTTCTAAACCTTTTATAATAAAATATCCACCACGTTCATGCGAAGATTCACCCAAAGAACTTAATTCGTTTTCCTTTTTGTCTTTTAAAACACAATATTTTGAATGAAGCATTGTTGGAATTTTTACTAATTGTATTTTATCACTTCTTTTTATTGGTTTATCATTACCATGATTTACAACTATATCTACTGTTATTTCTAAAATACCTTGATACGTTAAACCATCCAATCTACAATCATTTGGAATCAATTTTGGTGCCTTGTATTCTATTTGTTTTCCATCTTTTCCTCCTAAGTAAAAATATACTTTTGTTTTATATTCATTATTTTCTTTATTTTTCAAGACACGAATCACATTTCGAGAATCACTTATTATTCTTGGAATATCTCTTGTTATAAAATTCTCAAATGACATTGTATTATGTTGCGTTAATAGTCTTGCCATACTAATTAAATGTGATATTATAAATTTAAGCATTACAAAACACATGTTTTCGCATTACTTTTTTCTCTAAATTTGAATTTGATACTAAACAACAACATTTCTTAATATTTACAAATACACAAGGATGACTTTCTATAAAACTTACTTTTCCATTTTTAATTTCTAAACTTATACACCCATATTTTATATCATTTAATGCCGGATTTCCATGAAAATATTTTTTTAGAATATTTATACCATCTTCTTTTAAAGAATCTTTTATTACATCTATTATAATTGTTCTACAACTATTTGAAACATTTTCTTTTGTTGATGCACAAAAAGGCAACTCAAATAATTTTTTCCAATTTTCTTTTTCTTCTCCTCTTATAATTTTATTTATAATTTTTATTGTTTTTTCAGTCAAAATAAACCAATTACTTATTTTATGATAAACATTTGGTACTAATTTATTATTTCTTGCATGATCATTATGATAAACTACCCACTTATTTTTTACAGGATCTATTAGAGTTGAAAATATTCTACTATGAGCTATTAATGGTTTTAACCATAATGGATTTTTTTCAAAAAATGGATCATCATATCCAAATCCTAAAGTCATTATACTATTTTCTTTATTCTTAAATTTTAAATAAAAATGACCATTTATATAGGGAGATCTTTCAATACGAACTAAATCATCTAACTTTAGTTCAAACATTATATTTCTTTATTCTCAAAACCTTATTTTTACATAATCAATAATCAGTACCTATAAACGGTATTCTTCTTGGTCCTCTATATTCAAAATTCGCCCTATTATTTCCAAACATATTAGACATACTTTCAGATAAATTTTCAAACATATCTTGACCAGTTTCACTAAATTTAAAGAAACTACTGACAATAAGCAATATTATCAATGTTATTAACATTCCCAGTAATATCTTATTTGTTCTTTTTGCTTTTTTGAATTGTGTGTTAGTTCTTGAAATTGAATTTATATTTTTTTTCCTATTACCTTCTAATTCTCTTAGTTGTAGTTCTGCTGCCTTTATTGCCGTTTGTTGAACTTCATCTCGCTGAACTTTTACTTCATTTATTCTATTATACATTTTTTGCTTTTCTAATTCGTGGTCATTTTCTATTTGATTAATTTGTTCTTCTAATTCCACTTTTTCTTCTTCTAATCCATCAATCTGACCTTGATATACAAGTTCACAATATTTCGACTTCTCATCCTCTGGTAAGAAACTCAAAAATTTTTGAAATAAAGCATTTGCATCTAACATTTCATCGTACAAATCTATTCCCACTGTTATCGCCTTCATACCAAATTCGATGTAAGAATATTTGTAATCGATGTTTGGATGATACTTGCCTTCTACACCAAATACAATTTCTTCTATTTCAGAATTAAAAGCCTTTGTTAATCCAGAATCATCTTCCATTTTTCTATAACATAATTCTCCATTCATAAATAATGAATAATTACCATTTCCTTCATCAACTATAGATGTTTGATTTATTCCACTTCTAACAATAGTTGGTAAAAAACTGTGACGTATTTCAGTTGCCCCGTCTACATCCTCCCAGAGACCGCTGTTATTTTTATTTATTTTTATACTAATTGTTTCTGGAATAATATTATCTTCATTTGGAGTTACTCCAAATCTCACTCTTTCAATTGCAGATTCTTGAATATCAGAATATATTGGAGTTCCCATATTGATTATTTTCTCTACATATGTATCTGTTAAAGAACCATTAATATATTCTTTCTTTAATACTTTCAATATTATTGTGTCATCATCTGGGAATTCCATTTCCATATTTGGAATATCTTCACTGGCTGATAGTTCTACTTCAAATGTTGGTACTTCTTTAAATTGTTCAAAGTCTTGTGCTAATATAAAATTATCAAATAATAACCAAAATTTTAATTTATAACTGTCATTATCACCTCCATCAACATAGTCAATTATTCCAGTATTTTGTACCATAAAATAAACAATATGGTTACCTATATTAAAAGTTTTTTGAGCGTCTTGATTAGACTCTGGGCCATTAGGCATCGGGTTACCAGATTCGTTCTTGAATCCAGGTTCCCTACCTAATTTTTCTGTAAATCCTCCTATTGGGGGAGGGATCTCCGTAAATAAACCGCCGCACCCTGGGTTGTATGATTTACATGACCAATCTCGCTTTGGATAAATACATACAGGCCTATTTTCATAAACTGTTGGTAATTCATTTTTTGGTTCGAAGGTTTGTGCATTTATTACTGGTGCAGCAAGAGATGTAAAGAATTTTTCGTCGAACGTTATATTCCTCGATTCTGGAATAGTAAATATTACTTTTGAATGATGTAAACCAATAATTGGGTCTTCGTTATAATAAGTTTGACTATAGCTATTCTGTAAGGAATTACTTAAAGAATCCCATCCGGGTACATTTACTGGTTGACTTCTTTTTAAATTAAAACCTCCCAAGGTTATTAGTTTTGCAATCGCGATTCCGCCGTCGTACTTGCCTATCAAATACGGAACCTCATTCCAAGAGTGCCACCTGTAGCCGGCACCTTGTCCATTAAATAAATCTGGTGCCAAATCATAAATTATTGAAATTGTTTTTTTACTTTTTGATTTACTTCTATTCGCAACTAACGCTGACAACCAATAGTTATTATAAAGGCTATTTCGTGCATAGCGGGCGCGAGACCATGTTCGCGCGGGCATCGCGCTCAAATATAAACCTTTTTCCGAATCTATTCTTCTCTTATCGTTCCATACATCCCCAGTTGGCTCGTCTTCCTGGTTGACGTACTCGGGCGGACCATTATATATAAATTCACCTAACTTTGATTCTATATCTAATAATTGGGATGAGAAGATCCCTTTGTCGAGCAGCCGCGCATACCCGCCCTCGGAGATTGGCGCACCTCCACTAAATTCTATACTTAATTTTTGAAACCTATTTGATTTTTTCGATGCATCATCTAATACTTTTTTTGCATCTAAACACTTTTTATTAAATAGGCGCATGTTCTGTGGCAGTTTTAAACAAACGTCCCAGGCTAGTTTTGCTTTTTTATGTTCAGAACTGCTTATAAAACTCTCTATTATGTATTTTTTTTGAATAGTTAAGACAATACATGTTATTGTTATAAGTAATATTATTACACATAGCCCCTTCATATATATTATACATGATATTCTTTTGGCAATATTATATTAGTATTTTTGTTATCAAAAGAAATATAGATATTTATTAATGGTTTTCAGAAAAAGAGGTGGAGCCAATAAATATTGCGAACTAAAACAAAAAGAAGGTTCAAATAGAAGAACATGTGCACTAACAAATGATGTAAATAAAAATTCTAATAGTTGTGAATATTCGGAAGAAAAAAATAAATGCTACATATCTAAAAATAAAAAGACAAACAAAACACAAAAAAAACAACAATCTGAGTCAAATTCTGTAACAATTGATAATGATTTTAAAGAAACTCCTTCAATAGAAACAATAAAACTATACAAACAAAACTCAGAAATGATACCTTCTTGGAAAGAACTTGGTAGTATTAAAGCTTTACACGAATATCTTGTTTCTAAACATGATTCAAAAAAAAAATTAGGAAATTTTTGGTTAAAAAATGCTAAAAAACAAAAAGAATCTGCGAAAGAACTTACTAAAGAACCCATAAAAGAAGTTAAAAAAGAGGTTAAAAAAGAAGTTAAAAAAGAGGTTAAAAAAGAGGTTAAAAAAGAGGTTAAAAAAGATAAATCAAAATCAAATGTAAAAATAAAAACACCTGTAAAAAATGAATTAGAACCTTTTGATGAGAAATATTATGAATTAATAGATGTACCACCGGATGGTAACTGTGGTTATCATAGTTTTATAAAATCTATGAAACAGAACAAATATTCCTTAAATGTAAATAATATAGAACGAGATAGTCCAGATAAAATAAGAATTCTTCTTGATCGTAAACTATCACGTTCAAAAGAATCAAAAGATGCTATAATAAGAAAACGGGTTAAGGGTGGAATAGGTAAATCAAAACCAGAAACAGAGTTTTGGCTTGAAAATGATGAATTAGAAATTCTTGCGTCAACATTTAAGGTGTGTATTCATGTTTGGGATTCACGTATAAAAATGTGGACTTATATTCCAAGAAATTACAAGCAAAACTTTGATACATGTATTAATAAACAACAAAATATATACCTTTTTGCGAATGGTATTCATTTTCAAACAATCAAAAGAAAGATATAGAAAATTATATACTATAAGATAAATGGTACATCAATTTGATAAAGAGGCTATGAAAAGACATGCTGATGCTACACAACTTGCCTTACAAACACCAGTTGTTAATTATAGAGATGGTTTTGGATGTATTGGTCCACAAGGTAAACATGTAGATAAGGATTCATTTCTTAAATATAATTCACTTTTAACTCATCATGGTTCAAAAACATCACTACCACACAGTGGTTTTTTAACAGTTCCATATATGGGAAGTGGATGCAGAGCAGTTTCAAAAGAACCCCGTCTTGATTTTGAATATACATATGCCCCAAAAAGTGCGACACCCTCTGGAGCGCGTAATCGCTTTATTCCACTTGTTGGTTGCATTGCAAATGAAATACAAGATCCAGTACACATTATTCCTGAAGATAATCATGATGCATGGCCTCGTGGTGGATTTCCTTCAAGAGGATGTAAAAATTTAAGAGGTCCTTTTCCAAAACCTTTATTTGAATAAATTTAATTTATAAAACTCCACCTTGAGCGCCGTAGCCCTTGTCCCAAGTGCGTATTTCAGTGTTTAATGCGTTTTCATTAACAACATTTGATTGAGCATCTTTGAATTGAGATTTATTTGTAAATTTGGTTGTTAATTCGTTTTCTATTGAATTAGACGGTAAAGCTGATACAATCGGAGCTTTTTTCTTAAATTTTTTTTGTGAATTAATTGCTTTTTTTTCTACATGTGTAAAGGTTGGCTTTGAAAATAAATTAGAGAAATTTTCCCTTTTTATTTCCATTTGATGTTTTGTTAATAAATAAGCAAATCCAATTATTACTCCTGTATAGTGATCTAAAGAAAACGCAATAGCCATAATAGCTAAAACTAAAAATCTAAATAAGGGGTGATTCAATATTTTTGGATTTATATATATTGAAACATAATCAATTCCAATACAAATATATAGTAATACCAAAAATGTAGTTATTATTACCGGAAAAGAGCAAAATTCTTTACTTACAGATTCTTTTAATAATTCCATTATTCTTATAAAAGAATAATAAAATAATTTACATCTTATATTAACCGAAAAACTTAATTTTATTTTTTTAATTTTTAAATATCACATATTATAATGTCTTTTTGTTCATATGAAGAAGCTTGGGGGGCACCTTTTAATCAAAATCAAGAAAAAAATGACCATGTAACAAAAAACGATGAAATTGCTCACAATAACATTAAAAATAAAATTTTACAAAAACCAGTTCCAAATGAAGACAATGTTATGGAAGAAGTAGCTCCTTTACGTGGATCACTTCTTGGTGGAGCAATTCCGGCAGAACAGTGGAAAACTCAAGAACCAGAATACATTGAAACAAATAATTCAGAAGTATCGACATTTGAAGCTAATTTTGATAAAAAAATTGACAAATTAATACAAACTATTGAAAAATGTACTGGATGTGTAAAGGGAAATTCAAAAAATCTGAATAATAGTGTTACTTCTTGGACAGACGTTCTTATTTTTATTGGTTTAGGAATTCTTGCAATAATTGTTATTGATATGTTTTTCAAATTTGGTAAATGGATTGTAACAACACAAATTAGCAATGCAGTTAATTCAAGACAACAAATGCCACAACAAATGCCACAACAAATGCCACAACAAATACCTATTCGTATTCAAGACCCACCAATGCCAATTTATTCTCCTCCTTCTACTCAATATCCATTCCAAAGAGGAAATATTCCTTATTATCCACAACCAACTGGTCCTCCACCAAGAGGTATTTAAATATATTATTTTACATATTTACATCAAAAAATTAAGACTTAAGAAATTTTTTATTAAATAGTTTAAGTATAATAATGCCTCGTAATAAAGGAAAAGGTGGTAAAAATTTTAGAAAGTCTAAAAATCAAGAATCACAAGACAAAAGACAAATTATATTTAAAGAAGACGGCCAAGAATATGCTTTAATATCAAAAATGTTAGGTAATTGTAGATGTGAATGCAAATGTCATGATGGTAGAACCCGATTAGGACATATTAGAGGAAAAATGATAAAACGTGTGTGGATATGTGCTGGCGATACAGTATTGTTATCACTTAGAGATTATCAAGATGAAAAGGCTGATATTATTCATAAATATACTCGTGAAGAAGCAAAAGCATTAGGAAATTATGGAGAGATCAATACTAATATAAAAATTGAAGAAAATTCTAATAACGATGAATCTGATATAGATTGTGAAATTGATTTTGAAGATATTTAGTATTTGTGTTAATTTTTGTAAACAAAAATTTTTAGTTTAAGTTAAAAACTTAAATGGCATATTTGAATCCAAATACTATTGTTCTAAATTCTTTTGATTCTCCTACTTTTGTAACTTCTGATTTTTTAGTTGAAAATGTAGGATTTATAAATAATTTAGAAATTTCTATTGATAGATCTTCTAATAGCATTACTAAATCAATAAATTCTGATGGTATTAATTTCAGTAATGGACAAGCTAACATATTGTTAAGTAATGACAATAATATACCAAGCTTTGTAAATCTTAATGATAATTACAACAATGAACTACTTCATGCTAATTTTCAATCTACTGATTCACCACAAATTTTGATTAAAGGAGCAATATTTTGTATTGCTATTAAAAATATATTTAGTTTAAGTTCGAATAATATAGGAAATATTGACTTTACTCAAGATAATATACGTTTAAATCAAATATTTTTTCAAAATGATCCAACAAATAATATAATAAATGACATAAAAATTAAATCACAACAAGAATTCTCAAAAACAGTTGTTTCAAACAGTACTTCTAATGATGAATATGCTTATTGGGATACAATTATTGGCTCTTCTAATACTAGTGTTCCATTTCAAACTAATGATAAAATGTATGTATTTTATGGAATACTTTTAAATATTGAATCTGGTAATGTTCCAAATGTTGGTACCAATGATGCGTTAAGTTCTTCTGGTAATGCATCTACATCTGAATCATATTATAGTTCAAATAATCCTTTGTATTTTATTATGAGCTGGAAATTAATAATTTAATAGTTAGACAAAAAATATATATTATTAAATATGTCAGGTATAACTTCAGAAGAATTACTAAAAAATCCAGATTTAATTAAAAAAAGTTATGAAGTTGAGCCAAATTCATTACTTCAATATCCAGATAAGATTAAAAGCCCTAATAGAGAAATGGTTAAAAATGTTTATGATGGTTTGAAATATAGTGTTAATTATCTTGGAAGCGGTGTTACTATGAAGGGTAGTGATATTGCCCTTGGCTCTAATTATTTTATAGAATCGGGTAAATGTAATCCAGAAACATCATCTTCAGAATGTAAAGATAAGTCTAAATATACATATGTTCGAAATATACCAACTGGTACAATACCCCCCTTAAATTTAAGTTTTTATAATGCTACTGGATGTAATTTAACAGGAATAACAGAAGGTCGTGGACTTGTACCAGGTTTATTTGAACAATTATATGATATTAATCCAGTTGAACTTAGTATTGCAGCTACTGGTAATGGAAATTTGGGGAGTGATGAGTGTAAAGAAATGACATTGCCAGTTGGTTATGGTATTTATGATGAATCAAATCTTGGATCTACATGGAATTGGGAAACAAAATGTACTGCTGGTCATAACACTATGACAGAAACCACAAATAAAGATCTAAATTATGAAATAAAAAGTAAAAACAGGCATATTAAAAATGCGCGCATGCCAGGCCCTCTTCAATTAAGAGAAAATTTTGAAAACATAAAAAAATCAAAAACAGAACCAAATAATGAACCAAATAAGTTAACAATAATATTATTGTTAACAGGTATTACTGCTTTAGTAACTGCTAAAGCAAAGAACATTTTATAATTTATCATATTCAGAATTTTCTTCTATACTAAAAATATTTTGACTACTCATTTTTGAATCAAAACCATTTTCATCTATCTTATAAATACCATCTTTCATATCATAATCAGATAAACCATTCAAATATGCTTCATCTAAACGTTTTGTG